CGGAGCAGCCGCGGCTCCAGGGAGAGACGGACTCCGATTACCGGGCGCGAACGAAAAAAGATTGGGGCCTTTGCGAATGGCTGGCGGACGGATGCAAACATTTCAAAGTGGATTGCCTGCTCATCGAGGCCAAAGCGTCTGGACACTCAGTAGCTCAGGAGATGTTAAGACTGCACGGGAACGAGCCGTGGTCTGTCCATCTCATAGATCCGAAAAATCTCGATAAAGTGGCCCGCATCCAGCGCGTGCAGCCGATATTCAGCGCGGGGCAAGTCTGGGCGCCGAACAGGAAATATGCAACCATGGTCATTGACGAGCTTGCGGCTTTTCCGAACGGAGAGCATGACGATTTGGCCGATAGCGTGGAGCAGGCTCTATGGCACATGCGCCAGGGCGGATTCCTGAGCCGTCGTCGCGAGGACGAAATCGCGGATGCGGAACGGGCAAGCCGCTATCGTGAAGAGGAGGCCCTGTACCCGGCATGACGATGACATATGCAGATCCGCTCGTGACGGATACAGACGATGGCGGCGTCCTCGTCGATTTCGCGCCCGGCGTTAGCGGCGCGCTGGAGCAGCCGTATGAGCACAATGAAAATCTGGCTGAGCAGCTGCCTGACGACGTGCTCGCCGACATGGCCTCGGACATCCTCGCTGGCGTTGAGCACGATGACGCCAGCCGGGCGCAATGGCTGACGGAGCGCGCCAAGGGCATAGATCTGCTCGGCGTCAAGATCGAGAACATGCGCTCAGCTGCGTCTGCGAGCGGCGTCGCGGGCACGAGCCGCGTCAAACATCCGCTGATGCTGGACGCCGTTTTGCGCGCGCACGCCACGGCCAGGGCCGAGTTGCTGCCCGCTGCCGGGCCGGTAAAGGCGAAGACAGGCGTTTTTGCGGATAGCCAGGACGATATGAAAGCTAATGTCCTGGAACGCGCCATGAACGACTATCTGACGACGGCGGCTCCAGAATACTATCCGGATAGCGACCGGATGCTGTTTCAGACCGTATGGAGCGGCGCGGGCTTCAAAAAGGGCTATCACTGTCCTCTGCGTCGCCGCCCGGTCATCGAGTCAGTAGACGCCAAAGACCTCATTGTTTCGAATGACTCCACAGACCTGGAGAGCGCGCCACGCATCACGCACATCATATCGATGGACCGCGTAACGCTGCGCCGCATGCAGCTCGCCGGAGCGTATCTTGATGTGGATCTGTCTGCTCCCGAGAAAGTCCGCGACGAGATCGATGACAAGATAGCCGATGTCCAAGGTCTGTCTCAGACGCAGACGCGAATTGAGGATCAGCAGCGCACCATCTACGAAGTGCGCTGCTCTTATGACATCCCAGGCTATGAGCACGAGATTGACGGCGAGCTGACCGGGCTGCCTCTCCCGTACAAGATCACAATCGACTACGCCAGCAGACAGATCCTCGAAATCCGCCGCGATTGGCGCGAGGACGACAGCGATATGAACAGGCGCAAAACGTTTGTCATGTATCCGTTCGTGCCGATGTTTGGTTTCTATCCGACTGGACTACTGCACATCCTCGGGAACGCGACGAACGCGGTGACAGCCGCCTGGCGCATCATGCTTGACGCCGGGATGTTCGCAAATTTTCCTGGATTGTTGCAGGCGAAGAGCGGCAATAGGCAGCAGAACACGACAATCCGCGTCGCGCCTGGCGAGGCCGCCCCGGTCGATATCGGGGGGACGGGCGACATAACAAAGTCCGTCATGCCGTTGCCGTACAAGGGGCCAGACGCCGCCACTATGCAGCTCGTCGGAGACATCGTGTCCGCCGGGCAGCGCGTGGGAGGCGCAGCAGATCTGCAGGTGGCGGAGGGCCATCCACAGACGCCGGTCGGCACTATCCTGGCTCAGATTACGCAGGCGACTGTCATAATGTCCGCCGTGCACATGCGTCTCCATGCGGCCCAGGCTGAGGAGTTGAGCATTCTCCGGGATCTGCTCGCTGAGGACCCTGAGGCGCTATGGCGCTATCGTCGCGATAAGGCGCGCATCCCTGACGAGCTAAAGATGATGGTCGTTGACGCGCTCAACGATCTGGATTTGCTGCCAGTCGCGAATCCCAATTCTCCATCACACATGCATCGCATGATTAAGTGCGTGACGCTCAAACAGCTCCAGGGGCAAAGTCCAGATCTCTACGATGGCCGCGCTGTCGATGAATATTGCCTGATGCAACTAGGATTTAATGACCCGAACCGCTTCCTGAAGCCGCCGCCGCCGCCTGTCGAGCCGCCTGAAGATCCAGTGAAGGCAATGAAAGAAATAGAGGCGATGAAAGGCAAGGTCGAGATTACGAAGGCTGAGATGCAGCAGCAGACGAAGGACGCGGACCGTACGTCGAAAGAGAATATTGAGCGCATGAAGACTGCTGCTATGCTGAGCAAACAGGGCTCGCAATGAGGATTGTCACAGCCAGATTCAGGAATGACGAATTTCGGACTGTCCTGCTGCGGCGTCTCTCCGATCTGCGGGCAGAGATGGTTGAGACAATCGCGCGCGGCGTCATAATCGAGACGTATCCCAAATGGGTAGGACGCGTGGAAATGCTTGATGATATACTTCGGCTGATCGAAGAATTTGAAAAAGAAAAAGAGAGCGATGCAAGTAAAAGTACCTGAATATGATGCTGGTGAAGACCCGAAAGCTAAGATATTCGAAGCGCTTGGGGAGTCTCTCGCCGGTATTGCCGTATATGGAAATCGCGTGCTTATCGCAACGGCTCCGCACATGACACGCAGTCATGGAGGGATTTTGTATACTGACAAGGCGAAAGACGAGCAGCGCTACCAGGGCAAAGTCGGTCTTGTGCTCGCCATCGGGGATTCCGCGTTCAAATTTGACGGGCAATTCGAATGGGACGGCCCAGTCCCATCCGTAGGCGACTGGGTGTTCTACCGGGCCTCTGACACATTCGAATGCGGAGTAAAAGTTCAGGGCAACAGCGGTCTATCGTGCCGATTTATCTTCGACAATTTTGTCATGGGCGGCCTAAAAACTCCCGACCTAATCTGGTGATCCATGCCTGACGACGAATACGAAATCGACGCTTACGAGGCGCCGGCCGACGAGCAGACTGCCGAGACGACAGAGCGCGATCCCGTCGACGTGCTGAATGAGCAGCTGGCGGCCGAGCGACAGCGCGTCGGCTCATATGCGCAGCAGCTCGCCGATGAGAAGCGCCGCCGGTCTGAGCTGGAAGACGCCGCTCGGCAGCAGGGCGAGAGTCGCCTCGCCAGCGACAAAGCCCTGCTCGAACACGCCATCGCCGCCGAGCAGGCCAAGGCCGACGCCGCAGAGCAGGCGCTCGCCGCCGCGTACGAGGCCGCGGATTTCCAGGCTGTGGCGAAACGCCAGCGCGAGATAGCCAGGGCTGAGGCGCGGCTGACGACGCTCAACGCTGGGTTGGAAGACGCTGACAGGATCAGCAAAGAGCCGCGGCGTCCTGAAGCGCCGCCGCGTCAGCAGCAGCAGCCAGCGTCTAGAGAAGACCAGATCGAGCAGCATATTCAGTCGTATTCGCCGCGCACGCAGGAGTGGCTGCGCCGCAATCGGGCCGACGTGTTCTCGGACGCGCGGCGCGGCGATATGGCGTACGCGGGCCATATTATGGCCACGGCGGCCGGGCTCCAGCCAGACACAGACGACTATTTTGCGTATCTAGACAGGCACATGGGATACTCCGCAGCAGATCGCGGCGGGGGGCAGAGCGCTGACGCCGCGCCGGGGGAGGCTCGTCGTAGCAACGGGCGCGTGCCGTCAGCGCCGCCATCGCGAGGCGCAGCGGGAGGGCAGACGCAAGTGAGGCTGACACAGGTGGAGCGGGAAACAGCGGACGATCTGGGGATGACATATGCCGAATACGCCCAAGCGAAGCGCGCCATCCAAGACGGCAAGGCGAATTTCAGATTTAAGGAGTGATCGCGTGGAGAAGCCAAGGCGCGGCGTCGCCAGAGAAACAGTCAGAGAAACAGTTCGGGAACCCAAACTGCAGCGCGGCGAAGTGATCGGCCGGGATGGGGAGGTCCTGCGGCGCAACCGACAGTTTGAGGATCAATATAAAATCCCAGAGCATATCAAAGAAAAAGGATGGTCGTATCAATGGAATAGACACAGCGTCTACGGTAAAGAGGACGTTGCGGACATGGCCGCCATGATGGACAACGGGTGGCGTCCGGTCCCGCCATCCAGGCTCGGCCTCGGCTCCGAAACCGGAGATTGCGTCATCCGGGGAGGCCTAATACTCATGGAACGGCCGCAGTCGCTGACTGATGAGGCTACCGCCGAGGACAACAAGAGAGCCGCCACGCAATATGTCAGATCGTTTCAGCAGACAGATACTGACGTTCGGCTGCCGGACGGAATGAAAGACGTGTATTTCCAGATGCGCCGCGAGAAGCGGGAGCGCGTCGATCCATCGTTGCAGCCGAACGTGAAAACGCGTACTGTCGAAAACTACGAAGATTGAGCCGCCACGCAGGCTGCTGCGGATTTTACGTCAAGCCGGGCGCGCCGCCCACAGCGTTGACGAGAACGGGAACTGAACATGAGCAACACAAACGCTCCGTTCGGGTTTCGTTGGCTCGGGAAGACCTTAGGCGGCGGGCCAGCGACATTCGAACTCGTTAAGCGCAAAATTGCGTACACGGACACGACCGCGGTCTATCGCGGCGATCCCATGCAGCGCCTCAACACCGGATATGTCACGCAGGGCGCGGCCTCAGTCGCAGTCTCGCAGCACGCGGGAATCCTATGGGGCGTGGAATATCTGTCAAACGCCATGGGCCGCAAAGTATTTGCGACATACTGGCCAGGGAGCGATTGTTCGTCCGACATTGACGCGTATCTCATCCCTATCGTCGGCGTCGCGCCGCAGCTGTTCGCAGTCCAGGCGACGAGCACGTACTTCACTTTCGCGGACGTTGGAATGAACTGCGACATTGATATGGGCACTGGCTCCGTAACGTCAGGCGTAGCCAAGTCGGGCGCGACGCTTGACAAAGCGACTATCAACACAACGGCAACGCTCCCGTTCCATATTGAGGGATTGTATTCCGATATCTCCGCACGCGGCGAGAACGGCGCAGACGACACCTCCAACTACAACATCGTGCTCGTCAGCAGCAATGCGCTGCAGCAGACCGGCATTTAAGGGGAGGTTCACATGGTTGTCTCATTAGCGTCGATCCGGAATCAGCTGCTGCCGGGACTCTTGCAGATCCAGGGCGAATACAAACCCATCCCCCCAGAATGGGAGGGGATTTTTGCGAACAAGAAGGCTCGGTATTCACAGGAAACCGCGCTGTCTGTCCGTTATCTCGGCCCAGCTTCCCAGAAAACCGAGATGGGCTCGATCACCTATGACAACAATGCGGGTGATCGCTGGAAATGGACGATGGAGCCCATTGAGGCCGCGACAGGCTATGTGATGTCGCGGAAGGCCATCGATGACGGGCTTTACAAAGCAAACTTCCGGCCTGCGAATCTCGGGCTGCTGGCGGCCATGCGCGCGTTCTGGCAGGCGCAGGCGGCGAATATCTTCAATACTGCAACGACTTACGATTCAGCGCTCGGAGGCGATGGCGTCGCGCTGCTCAGCACAAGCCATCCGTACGACGGCGGCACATGGGCAAACACGCACAGCACGCCGCTCGCTCTCAATGAGGCGTCTCTGATTGCAAACGCGAAGCTCATCCGTCAGGAATTCAGGGACGAAGCGGGCATTCTCCAGGATGTATTTCCGGAAACACTGCTTGTTCCCGTGCATCTCGAAGATGTCGCAATTCGGCTTACTAAGACAGAGCTTCGGCCTGGCACGGCGAACAACGACGTCAACGTCATCCCAATGCTTGCTGGCGGCGTGAAAGGATATCGCGTCATGCGGTATTTCACGAGCAATTACAGGTGGTTCCTGACAACCACTGTCAAGGGCCTCATCCATTTGACGAAAACGCCGTTTGAAACGGACATGGACATCGATTTTGATACAAAATCTATGAAAGTGTCCGCGTACGAGCGCGCTGGGTTCTTTTATTGCGATCCGCGCTGCGTCGTCGGCGAAAACGCTACGTCGTAAGGAGATTTAATCATGGCAATGACTAATTTTCCGAACGGCCTTTCGAGTTTTGGAATTCCCCAGCTTGGCGCTGGGGATATTCCAACGGGCGGCGGAGAGTACTTTTTCGTCGATTCCAACAATGGCAGCGATGGTTATGACGGGTCGCACGACGCGCCGTTGGCGACGTTAGACGCCGCTGTCGGAAAGTGCACGGCGAACAGGAGCAGCGTCATTATCGTGATGCCTGGGCATGCGGAGTCGCTCACCGCAGACTCGGCTGTGGATATTGACGTAGCTGGCGTTACCGTTGTTGGATTGGGACAAGGGGATGATCGCCCAACGTTCACGTTCACGACTGCCGTGACGGCGGATTTCAAATTGGCTGCCAACAACGTCAGCATTCGCAATCTCGTTTTCGTCGCTGGGATTGACGCGCTGACCGGGCCTATTGAAGTATCCGCAGATTATTGCAGCATTATCAATTGCGAGTATCAGGAAGACACAGTCAATAACTACGAGACTGTCGATGTGATCGTATCCGCCAGCACGC